GTGGCCATCATTGAGGTGGATGCAGACACACCAGTCTGGATTGGAGGCATCTACGCTGGCGGCGTATTCAATCCACCACTTCAGCCTGAGATTATTGACAGCACGAGCGAGGTGATTGAGGAGCCAGTTGCTATGCTTGGCGAACCGCAGCCAGAGTTGCTGCCCGAGCCGGAGCCTGAAATCTGATGCCAGCAAGAAGCCAGAACAACGAGATTCTCGTCCGACTTGACCGCATCGAGAAGGACCTTGGCACCATCAAAATGGAACTGGCTGAGACTCGTGGCGCCTTCAGACTCGCCAAGTTCATCATTGCGCTGCTAGGAGTCTCTGGTCTCGGCGGCTTGCTCGCCTGGCTGCAAGGGCAGCGATGAGCCTCATCGTCCGCTCGCAGCTCGGACTCGCTGAGCGCCTCGGCGTGAAGGCGATGGATGACTGTGGTCCTGCCTCACTCGCCACCTGCGCCACTTGGCTTGGAATCCCGACCACCACGAAGCAGGCGCACAAGGCGTGCGCTGAGGCTGGGCGCGTAGACACGCCGACCGGCGCAGAGGGAACGAGCGCGGTGCAACTGGCTAAGGCAGGCAAGATTCTCGGCTTGCACTCCCGCGTGGCGTATGACTGGAGCGAGGTGAGCAATCAGGTCAAGAACGGCGCCGCGCTGATTCTGAACATCCAAGCCAGCCAGAAGAGCGTGCCTGACCACCTACGCTCCAAGTGGCAGCGCGACTACTGGAAGAAGCAGCCACTTGCCACCTACGGCCACTACGTCGTGCTGGTCTGGGAGAATGATGGCTGGGTCTATGCTTGTCCGACCATGCAGGAAGGCAAGCTAGGGCGGTCAGCAACGCCTGCTGAGGTCAAGACCCTCCGAGACTCGAAGGGCGAGGCTGGGTTCCCGACCCCGCCTGCAATGATTCTGATTCACAGAAAGTAGGAGCAAGATGGACCCAATCATCAACGACCTTCTGAACGCACTCATCGTCGGACTCGTGCCGGTGGTCATCGGCGCGCTCGGCTACCTCGCCAACGAGGTCATCAAGTTGATTCAGGCGAACGTCAGCCGTGAGCAGTACGCCATGCTGGAGAAGATTGCCGCCGCAACCGTGGCGAGCATCAACCAGACGCTCGCAAGCAAGGCTGGCGAAGAGAAGAAGCAGGCTGCGTTGGCGCTCGTCCGAAGTGAGTGCGCCAAGCGTGGCATCAAGTTGGACGAGGAGGCCATCGGCAACGCCGTAGAAGCCGCCGTCTATCGCGCGAAGTTAGGGGCTTGACAATAGTCTGAGCCTCGCTCACTCTGGATGCGTGGTGTGTAGCTGCGCCACTTAGGGGGAGGATTATGGAGAAAGTCAGAAGGGGTCCGCGCTGCGCGATGTTCGCGCCTCCGCTATCTGCGGAGGACCTAGAGCAGTTGCGTGCTGCTCTCAAGGCACCTGAAGTAGCCACCTCGTCAATCTGGCGATGGCTTGAGAAGAAGGGTGCCAACGTTGGCATTGAGACCGTGAAGCGGCACCGCAGAGGCGAGTGTTATTGCAGGAGGGAATCATGAGCGACTTCAAGGAGTTCAACGAGCAGGACGAACTGAGCGAACTCAAGGCGGCGCACAATCGGGCGCTGAGGACACTCGCCAAGAAAGACCGGCAGACCCAAGAACTTGTCGAGGCGGTCTATCGGGCGGCTAAGGATGCGGCGGTCGGGATGAAGATTCCAGCCGTTCCAGCGCCGAAGCCGGACAAGCGCAAGGGCAAGCGCGAGGTTGCCATCGTGCAACTAAGCGACTGGCAGTTGGGCAAGAAGAGTGCTGACTATGACATTGACGTGGCGCAGCGGCGCATCGAGCTGCTGGCTCAGAAGGTCAAGCGGGTCGTGGAGATTCAGCGGCTGGACCACCCTGTGGACACGCTTAAGATTCTCTTGACCGGCGACCTCGTGGAGTCGGATGGCAACATCTTCCCTGGGCAAGCCTACGAGGTTGAGGCTGGTGGTCTGTACGTCCAAATCTTCAAGGGAGCGGAGATGCTCGCGCAGTTTGTGCGAGCGATGGCCGCGCTCTTCCCAGAGGTCGAGGTTTACGGCGCCATCGGCAATCACGGCAGGCTGGGGCGCTATTCGGACCACTCGCCAGAAAGCAACAGCGACGCGATTCTCTACAACATTGCGCGCCAACTCGTGGCGAGCGAGAAGCGCGTGCAGTGGAAGGAGAGCATGACCCTCGGTGGTCGTCACTGGTACGACACGCTGGAACTGCCAGGCGGCAAGGTCGGCATGATTGTCCACGGCGACCAGTTCCGAGGCGGACTTGGTATGCCGTGGTATGGAGTCGCAAAGAAGGCGAGCGGCTGGCGCTTGAGCGTCGCGCCGTTTGACTATCTCTGGTTTGGACACTGGCATCAGCCAGCGCGCCTCGTGCTTGCCGACGGCAAAATCACGACGTGGTGCAGTCCATCGCTTGAGTCGAGCAACCGCTTCGCTCAGGAGGTGGTCGGCGCGTCCGGCGAACCAGGGCAGTGGCTCCAGTTCTTTGATGCTGAAGGAGAAGTCTCAGCGGAGTACCTCGTCAGGCTCCGCTAGTGCCATTCCTGTCGGGGCCTCCTGCTCCAACGCCAGACAAATACGGCATCTGCACCCCATGTGGGGAGAAGCGCCGCGTCTGGAAGTTTGCCGAGCAGGAGGTCTCCCTGACGCCCGATTATTCGGCAGTCCTGTCCTATGCTATCTGCGGCTACTGCATCGAGGTCGTGCTGGAGCTGCTGGAGGACGAGGACGATGACTACGCTGGCCCTGCCAGCGAACCCCCTGGCTGACCTCCTCCAGCCAGGGGGACTACCCTCCTGAAACTAGGGGCTTGACAAGCCGTGACGTCACGCTCTACCATCGTGACATCGGGAGGAACCCAGCCAGACGGCAGGGCCGATAAGTAGGAGGAAACGATGAACGGACTCGCAGAGGCAACAAAGGCAACGACCGAGGCAGCAGCGGTTGCGAAGTCAGTCGGCTGGTCGGTCAAGAACTATCGCTCGCTCTCGCATCGCCGTGGCGTTGCATACGAGGCAGACCTCTACTTGAACAGCAAGAAGGTCGGCTGGGTGGAGTGTCAAGGCATCGGCGACGGAGCCGCTGCGCGATTCCTCAACGACAACCGCGATGCAGAGCGACTCTTCATTGAGTGCGCGCAGACGGCGTTCAAGGGGACAGAGTTTGAGTTCCTCGCCGACGAGTTCTTCGTTGAAGCGGTCTTGGAAGCGAGCGGAAAGTGATGAGAACCATCATCTTGGACTCACTCGCAGTCGCAACATTTATCGTAGGAATGGTGCTGCTCTTGGCGCTGGGGAGCATGTCATGAAACTTGATTACAGAAACTCACCGAAGACCTACACGCGCATCGCAATCAAGGCTGACCGCATCGCTGATGAGCAGCGCCGCGCACAAGGATGGATGGACTTGGCAATCGGCATCTGGGGCTTTGCGTTCTTGGTGTTCCTGTTGGCGGTTCTGGGCTGATGCCGACCTACGAGTACCGCTGCGGCGACTGCGGACACCGAGAGGAACACACGCACTCAATCCAGAACGTCTACAACCCGCGCTGCGAGAAGTGCGGCCGCTGGATGCGGATGGTCTATTCACCGGCAGCGGTGGTTTACAAGGGCGAGGGATTCGCCAAGAAGGACAGAGCAAAGAAGGAGGGCAAGTGAAGCACGCATCGTTCTTCAGCGGAGTCGGTGGTCTTGACCTCGGCTTTGAGCGTGCTGGCATTGAGACGGTCAGCGTCAGCGAGATTGACCCATACGCCAACGCGGTGTTGGCAGAGCGATTCCCAGACGCTCCGAATCTGGGAAGCATCACGGAGGTGGAAGCAAATGCAATCCCAGAAGCAGACATCTGGTCAGGAGGATTCCCCTGCCAAGACCTCAGCGTCGCTGGCAAGCGAGCTGGATTCGCAGGCAAGCGCAGCAGTCTCGCCTTCACCTTCCTCGACCTTGTGGAGCAGCGACGACCTCGGTGGCTCGTGCTGGAGAACGTCCCTGGGCTATTCAGTTCCAACAAAGGGGCTGACTTCGGACGGCTTCTCTATGAAATGGAACAACTCGGGTATGGCGTTTCGTGGCGAACTCTGGACGCTCGCTACTTCGGAGTCGCCCAGCGACGCCGTAGAGTGTTCCTTGTCGCAAGTCTTGAATCCGACCGCGCCGGCGAGGTTCTCCTTGAGTGCGAAGGCTGCGGGCGGCATCCTTCGCCGCGCCAACCGCAGAAGCAAGGTGTTGCCAGCGGCGTTAGAGACGGCTCTGGAGTCGTTGGCGCACTCCCAGCAGGAGTCCACGGATTCCCAGATGGAGTGCAAGAGTTCCTTCAGGGACACTTCCGCGTCGTCGGAGAGGATGGCAGGACAATCGGTGCGACGGCTGACGCCGACGGAGTGCGAACGGCTGATGGGCTGGCCAGACGGCTGGACAATCAGCAAGGAGTGGACACCTTCGGCGCGGAGACGCACCGAAGTCTCCAAGCCAGAGACTGGAAAGCAGGAGTAGCCAATCAAGACATTGGGCAGGAGGGGTTCCTGGTGGCCTCTACCTTGACTTCGCCAACTGGCGGCGGCCGCCGAGACACTTTGCCGTTGACGGTCCAGGCGGTCATTCAAGACAGCCGAGAGATGGCGCACAAGGGCCAAAACGGTTTTGGACTCAGCACAGAGGACATCTCCTACACGCTGACCGGTGTGGACAGGCAAGCAGTGGCTACGGAGTCAATCCTGTCTTTCCCTTCACGCTTTGGCAGCAACGCCAATGTGACGGAGGGTCAGGCGCAGTCAATGGCGCACAGCGCAGGTGCGCCGGCAGTCTTCCGCAAGTCAGCGCGAGCGCAGACGAACGAGGACTCAGAGACTTGGGTGCAGGGAGATGTCGCCAACACGCTGAACTCGTTTGACGTGGGCGACGTTCGGACAACGCACGCCATTGTAGGTGGCACGCAGGACGAGGATGCTCTGCTCCCAGTCGGTCTGGACTCACACCGCTACCGCTGCTGCGGCAACGGCGTGGTCGCTCCAGTTGCCGAGTGGATTGGCAGGCGCATCGTAGAAGTAGACCGCCGTTGGCGGGAGGAGGGCAAGTGAGAAAGCAGTACGAGTTCGTCAAGGCAGAGCAGCGCAGTCCAGAGTGGTTCGCACTTCGGGCTGACGGCATCACGGCGACCGACGTCTCGGTCATCGCTGGGCTGAATCCATACAAGACGCCATACCAACTCTGGGCTGAGAAGTTGGGCAAGTATGAGCCAGAGCCAGTCGGACCAGCAGCCATTCGAGGCATCCTGCTGGAGAACACGGTGGCTGAGTTCTACGAGATGGAGACTGGCCGCGAGCTGCGCCGCAGCAACGGCATTGTCCGGCTCAAGGAACTTCCGTGGGTGATGGCGTCACTTGACCGCACCATCGTCGGTGAGGATGGCTTGGTGGAAATCAAGACCAGCACCTCACCGCGCTGGAGCCTGCACCCAGTGCCGCCAGAGGTGGTGGCACAGGTGCAGTGGCAGATGTTCGTGACAGGCGCACCGTGGTGCGACATCGCGGTCCTGCTCGGTGGTCTCGTCTTCCGCATCGAGCGCGTTGAGGCTGACCTGAACTATCAGACCCAGCTCTACGCGAAGGCAGTGGAGTTCCGCAATCTACTTGCAACCCGGACGCCGCCAACCTTGCAGGGCGAGGACAGCGACGCGCTGGCACAAGTCGTGCCGCAGACGAGTGAGGAATACGCCCAGGCTGACACCTCGCTTGACCGGCTTGCGGCGCTCTACGCTGAGAAGCAGTACGAGTCGCGGCTGCTGGACCAAGAACTTCAGAACCTTGCCATCGGACTCAAGGAGTCCATCGGCGAGAAGGTCGGCATCGTCGGTCGAGGGTGGTCAGCCACCTGGAAGCAGAACAAGGCGTCGGTCAAGACGGACTGGGAGAAAGTTGCAGAGACGCTGCAAGCAGTCGCGCCAGAGACCTACGCCGAGGCGGTCAAGCGCCACACCGCAGAGAAGGCAGGCGCACGAGTGTTTAGGTTCAAGACAGAGGAGGGACTATGAGCAAGGACATCGCAGCAGCGCTACTCGCTCCATTCGAGGAGAAGGACTTGAAGCATCGCCCAGGGCGTGCCGGCATGACGTTCACCTATGCGGATGCGCGAGCGGTCGCGCAGCGGCTTGATGACGTCCTCGGCATTGAGGGCTGGCAGTTTGAGGTCAAGGTTGCAGACGGCGCTCGCAACGTCGTTCATGGCTCGCTGATTGCCGTCATTGGCGGCAAGACGACCATCCGACAGGACTTTGGCTACCCGAACTCGGCACAGGATGACGAGCCGCTGAAGTCAGCGGCCAGTGACGCCCTCCGACGCTGCGCCGCGCAGCTAGGAGTGGGCAGGAGCCTCTATTCACCAGAGAAGGGTGTCCCAGTACCACTTGGGCGTGTTCCGCGCCTCTCCGTGGCTCCTACACCCCTCTCCGTTGATTCTACGGAGGGGTCTGGGACTGCCTCGGACGATGCCATCCTCGCTGCTAAGGCTGCAATGCTCTTTGCCGAGAACGTAGGTGGGGAGACTTGCAGCCACGGCGAACTCTGGACGCTCAAGCCAGGCGGGGTGAGCAAGGCGACCGGCAAGCCGTACAACCCTTTCTGGGCTGCGTCTCACAAGGCGCCTGACGGCGGCTGGTGCAAGGACAAGCCGAGCCGCGAGTTCGTGGCAAAGAACAGCGGTGAGCCACCGAAGCCAAAGATGGTTCCTGAAGACACGCAGAACCTAGAAGACCTGCCGTTCTAAATAATCATGGGAGGCGGCGGCGGGTTACGTCGCCTCCCACCAAGCAGAGGAGGACGCAATGAATCTCTGGATAAAGTGGTCAGCACAGGCACACAAGGATGCGGTCATCAGCAGCCTGACGGACACGCAGTTCCGAGCCTTCATCACCATCCTGGAGGTGGCGAAGGAGATGCGGAAAGGTGGCGAGTTCCGCGACCGGACACACCTCGCCACGGTCATCGGGCCACGCCTCGGAAGGGCAGTGCCTCGACTCATCGCCGAGGGCTTGCTGGAGGTGTCTCAAGGCGGTGTCGTGACCGTCTCGAACTGGTCTCGATGGCAAGTCGACCCGACGTCAACTGCTCGGAAGCAACGAGAGCGTGCGGAAAAAGAGCCTATGTCACGGTTCGGTCACGCACTAGAGAAGAGAAGAGAAGATAAGAGCAGAGAAGAGAAGACTCTATCTAACCGCAACGGAGTGCTGTCGGTTGGTGAGATTATTGCGAGAGGGGCAAAAGCATGATGAGGAACGGAGAGGCAAAGCACATTGACTTTGCTGACCTTGAGGGAGTGATTCCAACGAATCCGAAACTCATGCCAAGCAACGTGGACTTCATCCTTGAGAGGCGAGGTCAGTTTCTCTTTGGCGAGTTCAAGCGACCGGAGGAGCAAATCTCTGGAGGGCAGAAGATTCTCTTGGAGGCATTGAGCAAGAAGTCAGGGTTCAAGGTATTCGTTGCCACAGGGTGGAACGAAGGCACGAGCCTCGTCATCGAGCAGCTGACGGTCATCCGCAGCGGAACATGGATGACCGAGCCATGCAACCTTGAGGGCTTCAAGCAACGCATCCGAGACTGGTATGCAGCAGTGGAGGCAGCATGAGGAGCATTGCGCTTCTAGGGCCGCAGGGGAGCGGCAAGTCCACCATCGCCTCGCTCTTTGAGGAGCATCGTGGCTACCAGCGGCATGGCATTGCCGACGCCATCAAGCACGTGGCGAACCTCGCCTACCCAGACTTCAAGAAAGAGGAACGATACCCAGTAGACCTTCTCGGCTCGGACGGCGAGCCGATTCTGACCGGCAGGGAGTTGCTTCAAGAGATTGGCGCGGCACTCCGCAAGGTGGACACGCGGTTCTGGCTTCGCGTCTGGCGTCAGGACTTCTTTGAGATTCAACGCATGGGCTACGGCGTAGTAGTCGAGGACGTGCGCCTAGACGCTGAGGTGGCGTATCTGAAGCTCGTGGAGCCGACCATCTTCGTGGTTCGGCTGACAGCCTCGGCAGAGGTGAGGGCGGCTCGTCGCGGCGGCGAACTGGTCGGCGCCGATGACATCACCGAGAAGGGCTGGACAGATGCCTATGCAGACCTCACACTGGACACCAGCAACCTGTCGCCTGAGGACGCCTACCGCGTCATCACCGACGCAATGCAGGAGGGCTAATGTTCAAAGAGTTGGAGATTCTTGCAGCACAGGCTGGCTATCGATTCGCCGAGGCCGTCAAGGTGGGCGAGGAGTGGCACGTCATCCTTGACGACGAGGACGGCGAAGTGTCGTACGCCGGCGCAACCTGCCAGGAGGCAGTGGAGAAGGCAGTTGAGTGCCTCGTCCGAATCCTGAACAGGCACGAGCGATGAGCGCGTGGGACTCCATCGGCGTCCTGATTGGCGCGCTCAATCTGATGCTCGCCTTCCTCATCGCGGCTAGTCTGCCAAAGGTGAGCAAGGCAGGAGGCGCCGCAGCCGCTACCATCTACCTGATGGTGGCACTCGCCACCGTGGTCTGGATTGCAAGGAGCGCAATGTGGCAGCAGTAAAAACGCAGCGAGGTGGACCGCGCAAGGAGCCTGTGTTCGCCGCGACGACGTGCGACGCGTGCAACGGCGCGCTCAACACGCTGAAGGAAGCGTGGCGAGTCAAGTCCATCTTCTGGGTTGGCGAGAAGCGCCGGTCAAAGTTCTCGTGGTTCCATCGGAGCTGCGTCAAGTGACCCGCATCGAGCGAGCCGCGCCGTTCCTTGACGACCGCGTGATTGCGGTGCAGGAAGGTGCTGACGCGTGGTGCGAGGAGCCAGGCGTTGCTGGCCGTGTGTGGTGCAACCTCTCCATCCGCTACGCCGACGCCATCGCTCCAGAGGGCTGGTTCTTCCTGTACGAAGGCATCGGCAACCGCAAGACCAACCTTGACCTCATGAAGCATGGGCTGATGGAAGTTCAGCAAAGCCGCTTCACACTGAGCGACGGCGGCTCCGCAACACTGGCGAGACTCGTCTGATGGGTCACTTCAAGGACGAAGCCATCAAGAAGATGATTGACCCCGCCAAGAGCCGACGCGGGAAGAACGCGCGCAACCGAGGCAACGCCTTCGAGCGCGAGGTTGCTGACCGACTCAATGGGAAGCGCATCGGCTGGGCTGGCGGTCCGACTGACGTGGCGACTGGCGTGTACGACATCCAGTGCAAGGTTGGCGGCTCATACCCTGAGCGCATTGACGCTTGGCTCCGCAAGGTTCCGTTCCGCTACGAGAAGCTGCGTGGCGTGGTACTTGGCGACTCGCCAGGACCAGGCACCAAGCGGAGGGCGCTGATTGTGTTTGACCTTGAGGAGTTTGTGGACTTCTTCGGCACTTCAGAGACTGAGGAGGCTCTGTGATTGCCGGTCTGGTGTTCATGGTGGTATTCATGGCGCTGGTCTGGTACATCGCGGAGATTGCTGAATAGTCGCGCTTCTGCTAGCGGTGATGCTCGCCGTCCATCCAAGCGTTCCGCATCGGACTGAGCATGGCATCCCAGTGCGCGGCATGGCCTCTTGGTACGACGCGACCTACCATCCGAAGGGCGTGCAGTCCACGTTCTACACGCGAGCAGGCTGGAAGTTCTACGCCGCCGTCGGTTCGTTCAGGTGGGGAGATGACCCCTATTCCGTCAAGGTCTGCCGAGCAGATGTCAGAACCAAGTGCGTCTATGTGCTGGTCGTAGACCACTGCGAGCGGTGCAAGGATGACCTGAAGCGCAAGTGGAAGGCGCGTAGTCGCAGCATTGACTTGTCGCCAAGCGCCTTCTCCGCATTGCGAGGCTTGCATCTTGGCGTGGTTGAGGTCATAATCGAGGAGACAACCCCAGGCAACTAGAGGAGGACGCATGACCATCGTTCGTTCAATCACCGGCGCATGGCTTCGCACGGTTGCCAAGAACGCCTTTCCGACCAAGACACCGCGAGGCCGCGTTGAGGCACTCGCTGACGCGCTGGAGATTAGTCGCCGCAGCTGCTACGCCTACGTCGCAGAGGAACGCCGCGTGCCAGAAGAGGTTGAGCAACGCTTCATCGCGCTCTTCGGTCCTGTTGCTGATGACGGCTGGAGGCTCATTGAGATGCAGCGACCGCACCGCAAGAAGGAACACAAGAAACTGAGCCAGCGCACCATCAAGCGGCTGGGCGGTCAGACGAAGGAACACGTTGAGTTCAACCGCTCTGGCTGGCGTGGCTCAGCCATGCACAACGCTTCAGTGCTGTCGCAGGAGACGCTCGGACACGCGCTGCGCTGGGAGCAGAACAACATCACCATTGGTCAGTGCGTCATGGTTGAGGAGAATCTTGACGAGGAGGAGGCGCGCAAGAAGTACCCGAACAACTTTGATTCGCTCGCGGTGGACCAAGACTGGCTTGCCATCTGCCAACTCTGTGGACTGGTCGGTGGAGTTGATGACCGCATGAAGGAAGTGAACGGCATGGTCTTCCGCGTCTCGTGCGGCACCTACACCTACAAGGTCTCGTGATTACACTCGCAGACTTTGACGCCAAGTTCTCCAGACACCTTGAGAACACGCGCCGATGGCATGCCTTCAGGCTTATCGTCTCTGACCTCATCGCACGCGGCCGTCCTGTGAACATCGTTGAGACAGGATGCGCTAGAACGCCTGACAACTGGTCTGGCGATGGGCAAAGCACACTGGTCTGGGACTGGATTCTTGACAAGGTTGGCGGCACCGGCTTGAGCATGGACATCAGTCAAGAGAACTGCGCCGCTGCAGCTGCACAGGTTCAGCACTTCAAGATGGCGTGCGTGGACTCGGTAGTTGGGCTTCGCACGATGGTGAAGCCAGAGACGATTGACTTCCTGTATCTCGACTCCTACGACCTCACTGAGACCATTGACTCGCCAACACACCATCTCGCCGAACTCGCCTCGGTGTACGCTCGCCTGCCTTCAGACTGCCTGATTGCTGTGGATGATTGCAAGAATGAGCAACACGGCAAGCATCGCTTCGTGCGTGACTGGCTTTCCAAGATGGAAGTCGAGCCTGAGCTGCGAGGCTATGTCACGGTCTGGCGCAAGCCTTGACCCGCTAGACTTCCCAGCGCGCCGCCTCTGGGCGGCTCCCGCCTGGCGGTGGAGTCCTCCCGCCGCCAGGCTTACTTATCGCTGAGGACTGGAGGATGGATGGCAAAGCCAGACAAGTGGATGCTTCTTGAGGACTGGCTCATCGAGTCTCAGGCTGCGCTTGGCGTTTCCGACTGGAAGTTGAACGTGGTCAAAGATGCATCCGATGTAGATGCGTGGGCAGACATTGACCCGCACAGCCAGAACCAGACTGCAGACCTTCGCGTGGCGCATGACTTCTGGCGGCAGGAGCCAGAGAAGCAGCGCATCATCCTCACGCACGAACTGCTGCATCTCATCACCTGCCGCACCGACCGCGTGGTGGAGAATCTTGAAGAGGCACTCGGCAAGGTTGCGTGGGCCGTCTACGAGCCGCAATACACCGACGCCACGGAGCGCATGACCGAGCACCTTGCTGGCATCATCGCGCCGGTTCTCAGCCTGCCTGAGTTCCCGAAGGCGTGACCTTCCAACGTCCCTGCCTTGATTGCGGCACGCTCACGATGGTGGGCAACCGATGCCAGCAGCATCGCGCTGCGGCTCAAACACGATGGAAGGAAGGCAGACCGAACCCGTACCTTGACCCAGCATGGAAGAAACTGAGCAGCCAGATTCGCAGCAAGCGTCCGTGGTGTGAGGTGTGTGGCAAGACCAACGACCTGACCGTGGACCACCTTGACCCGCTCAGCAAAGGCGGTCCGCTACTAGCGCCGGAGCATCGGCTTCGGGTACTATGCAGAGGTTGCCACGGTCGCCTGACCGCGCACAAGTAGGAGCAGAGGAGAGGACATGAGCCGCATCGCTTGGTATTCCAACGCTTGCCACATCCCTTCGGGCTACGGCATGCAGACCGCACAGGTCGTCCACCAGATGGTTGCCGATGGACACGAGGTGGCAGTCACCGCAAATCACGGTGCCGCTGTCATGATGAACTGCGCGCACGGTCATCCAATCTTCCCTGAAGGCTTGATGCGCTACTCAATTGACGCCGCGCCAGACAACATGAAGGCGTGGGTCGGTGACCAGCCAGGCTTTGGCGTCGTGCTGTTTGACCTCTGGCCGCTGAACGACGTCAGAGGATTCCACGAGCAGAACCTTGCATGCTGGGTTCCGATTGACCACGAGCCAGCACCGCCAGGCGTCATCA